TCAAGGAACTGGGCAGAGTCTGCCGCTGGCTCTGGCACTTACTGTGATACGATTGATGCGAATGCAAACGTCGTGTTGTTCAAGCCAGTGATGATAGTGCAGTACCTGAGGTATAAATTCCTGGATGCTAAGGGCTTCAACTCAGCGCCAGCTCTGGCAGCATTTGAACGGGCGTATGAGTTGGCTACGGGTGGGAACAAGAGTGCTCCCATGATCAATGCTGGGCGTCGCAACGCTGGCATTCACTACTTGGATTACTGGAACGTACCGAACACGAACTACGGGAACCCTTGATGCTGGCAGCTCAACAACAGCAAGCTCAGCCGTACACCTTCCCGGCTCCCACCAGTGGTATCAACTCCATTGTGAACCTCTATGGTATGGATCCTCGGGATTGTATCCTATCGGTTAACATTGACGCTACGACTTATGGGATGAAGGTACGTCCGGGCTACAATGAGTATGCCAACGGGTTCGCTTCTGGCCTTAACATACAGACTCTTATTCCCTATACTGGCTCGCAGGATGACGGGTCAGAGGATAAGCTCTGGGCAGCGAACAGTGATGGCGTCTACAATATCAGTGCCACTACGACGACTCCCGTAAAAGATATTGACTGGGCGGACAAGAATATAGAGTCCGGCCGGTGCTCCTTCACCCAGTTCACTAACGATGGTGGTGGTCATTTCCTCCTGCTGGCCGACGAGAATAACGGACTTCAAGTGTATACTGAGTCCACCGGCCTATGGTCATTCCCGGGCGTCATCGGGCCAGCAGGGGGAGACTCTGACATAGTATTCGTCATGTCCTGGAAGAACAGGATGTGGTACATTGAAAAGAATAGCACCTCTGCGTGGTACAGTGACGTTGGGGTGTTCGGTGGTACGCTTACTGAATTCAACTTCGGTAGCCGGTTCAGGTATGGCGGAATACTCTCCGTGTTAGCCGACTGGACACTTGACAGTGGTGAAGGCCCAGACGATTATATCGTAGCAGTTAGCTCGGCCGGGGACGTCATTGTGTATTCCGGCACCGACCCTTCAAGCGCAGCGACCTTTGGCCTCATTGGGCTGTGGTTCATTGGTGCTGTTCCCTTTGGGCGTCGTATCATCTCCCTGTATGGTGGTGATATGCTCGTGCTGTCCACCTTTGGTCTAATCAGTATGGGAGCTTTGCTTCAGGGCAAGGATCCATTCTCATTAGAAGCCAGTCTGAGCTGGAAGATACAATCGTTCCTCAATACTGATCTGCTGAACACAGCTTCACAGTTTGGGTGGGAGATTAAGATCCACCCAAATATATCGCGGCTGATTATTAGCTCCCCCAAGGCAGGGTCAGCGGCGTACACTCAGTATGTGTATGACCTCAACCTCAAAGCGTGGAGCATTTGGCAGGACGTACCCATCATCACTTCGGAGCAGTACAACAAGAAGTTTTACTTCGGTTCTACTGGCCCAGACGTGTGGATAATGGAGGGTACACAGGATAACATCACCATCGCTGCCCCGACAGTGGATGCTCGGCAGATTGGCTGGCAGTTACTCACCAGCTACCAAGATATGGAGTCACCTGAAGTCTTCAAACGTATGCAATTCATACGTCCTATCTTCCTGGCTGAGTCTAAGCCTTCGTACACAGTACGAGCACATTACGACTATGATTTATCTGAACTGGCGGCTCCTCCTAATGCTGTGGTAGGAGCTACCGGCATTTGGGACTCCAGCCTGTGGGACGTAGGTCTGTGGGGTGGCGGAGCTGTCCCCTTCCAGCCTCCCATAGGAGCGTATGGCATAGGGAAGACAGTGGCTCTGGTTCTCAGTGGTAGGTCACTGACAGAAACTACCCTTATTGCGATGGGCGTCATCTGGGACACGGGAGGTATGTTATGATTACCATCCACCCCATGACCAGTAAGGAAGAGTGGGACTGGATTGCGGCGAGAGCTGAGTGTGTCCAGTCAGCTGACAGCAAGGGCATCGTTGCCTACCGGAATAAGAAGCTGGTGGGTGCTGTGACATTTGACCATTGGTCACACAACAGTGTTCATATCCACATAGCTGTTGACGATATGATTATTTTTAAGCATGACTTCAGAGAGGCTGTCTTTGACTACGCCTTCAACCAGTGCGACAAGGGCGTCATCCTAGGGATCACTCCAGCGTGTAACGAACGAGCCATAAGGTTCATTAAGCACATTGGATTTGTAGAGATCTTCAGATTCAAAGATGGCTTTGAACAGGGCATTGACTTTGTGATTACTGAGTACCGCAAAGAGAACTGCAAATACATAAGGAACGAAGATGGGCAAATCCGCTCCCAAAGCGCCTGACTACGCTGCCGCTGCTCAAGAAACTGCCGCTGGCAATCTTGAAATGCTGGAGCTTCAGACTCGGGCTAACCGACCTGATCAGCATACTCCGTGGGGTGACCTTACATGGGAGGAACTTGAGGGTACGGCTGGAACATGGAACCCCGAGACCCGCAGGATGGAAGGCGGTACGGAAGGTGGCTGGGTACAGAACATCAGCCTTAACCCTGATCAACAGGCTGCGCTTGATCAACAGCTAGGCATCACGCGTCAGCGTAGTGAACTTGCCGGTAGCTTGATGGGTCGGGCACAGGAAGAGTTTGGCGATACGATGGACTGGTCGCAGTTTGGTGAAATGGGGGATCGTATTGAAGGTGGTGACTACTACAGTGATAGTGCAGAAGATGCCCTGTATGGTCGGTCCACTTCCCGGTTGGACCCTCGCTTTGCCCAGAAGAGAGAAGCTACTGAGTCCCAGCTTCGCAACCAAGGCTTGAGGCCGGGGGACGAGGCTTACGACAATGCCATGATGAACCTAGGCAATGAAGAGACAGATGCTTATCAGCAGGCTCAATATGGTGCGACTATTGGAGCCGGCGCAGAAGGCAGCAGGATGCAGGGCATGGACGTTGCAGCCGGAGGCTTCAACACTACCCTCCGCCAGCAGCAGATTGCAGAGGAGATGCAGCAACGAGGCTTCAGCCTTAATGAAATCAATGCTATCCTCAGTGGCCAGCAAATCGGTATGCCGGGAATGCCAGGATTCAATACGGCTGGGGTCGTTGGTGGTGCAGACATGACCGGGGCAGCGCAGGACTCCTACTCTGCTGAGATGGATGCCTTCAGCGCACAGCAAGCCATGACACAGAGTGTCTTGAACGCTGGTGCTTCGGCTATGTCCATGTCGGATGCTAGGCTGAAGAAGAACATTAGGTACGCAGGTGATGCACATGGTCGCCGATGGTACTTGTGGGATTGGATCACAGGAGGCTCGGACTTTGGTGTCTTGGCTCAGGAAAACCTTGACATGGTGGCTGGTACGATCAACGGCTTCATGGTCGTTGACTACAGGAGAGTATGATGGGTAATTTTAGAGGTGGTGGTGGCGGAGGCGGCGGAGGCGGACCGTGTCCAGACCCCAGTGTTCATGGCGGCGGTGGATCACCTCCTCCCCAAGGCAGAGGCATGGGCGGTATGATGCAGCGGCTGATGGCTCAGAAACAGGCACAGGGAGCTGCTGATCCTCGGGCCATGCCTCCCACTAGCGGCGGAGGTCCTCAGCTGAACCCTATGATGCAGAAGCAGCAAGCGATGGCTCAGCAAATGCGTGGCGGCAGAGGCGGAGGCGGTGGATGGGGTAAGCCTCGCCAAGCTGCTCCTAATCCTGGTGGAAGTCGTATGCCAATGCGCGGCGGAATGCGTGGTGGCGGAAGAGGTATGTACTGATGGCTTCGGCAAGCGAGTACGAAAAGGTTTTGGAGAAGCTCTATGCTCAGGGCTGGACACCAGACCAAGGAGTACCTACGGAGCTCATTGAAGCTTCCAACAGAGACCAAGGTGGTTCGGTTGGGGTAGGTGATCCTCCGGTGTACCCGACAGGCGAGCCTCCCAGTGGAGCTCCCGGGGCGTTGCCCGAAGCAACGGCAACTCCTCAGGCAGGGGCCGGAACAGGTGCATTGGAAGGTATCTTTGAGAACATGACCGATGAAGCTGCGGACAAGTACGCCGGGATGGGTGACTTAGGTCGGCAGCGGAAGCAAGCTGAGGCCATGCGAGATACCGAGGCACTGGAAGGCTTCCTTGTCAACAATGGCCGAACCTACGTGGCTGACTCTCCAGTAGCTCACATCGTACGCGGGGCTAAGATTTACAAGGGCACGAAGGACACCAAGAAGCTGGGCAAAGAGCAGACTAAAGGTCGCCGCAGCTTTATTGATCTGCTTCGCAAGCGGGACAAGGTAGACGAAGAGCTTGAAGATGAAGAGGATGAGATGCTGGGGAGGCTATACTAATGGACCCGATGGACATTATGCTTATGGAGACAGGCGATCGGGATACCGATATGCAGAGAGCTCTGTCTGATGGTCTCCGTCGCCGCCGTGAAATAGGACAGCTTGGTCAGCTCACTGGTGATGAAGTCCTTATGCCCTTCGGCAAACAGTTGAGCCTGTCTGCTGACCGTGAAGTATTGAAAGAAATGGACCGGTCCGATAAGCAGTCGCAGCGTGAGCTGACCTCCGGGTACTACGATTTTCAGAAGGCTCAGGCTGGCCTAGCTCAGACAATGGCCCTTCGTAAGCAGACAGAGACTGAACGTCACAACCTAGCAATGGAGGGGAGGGTTAACTCTGCCTTGCAGAAGACGCTTGACCGTGATGTACAGAAGCTGTCCGCTAACATAACGAAGGCGCAACTGCCTGACCTCCAAGCTGGTATCGCTCAGATTGATGACGAGCTCCGCCCCTACATTGAATCTGATGCAGGCCTCCCCGGGATAGGTGGTATGTCTAACATTGGGGAGTGGTCATTTACTGAGGGCGGCAGGGCTATGAAAGCTAGGGTCGCCAAGATTCGTAACATGATTTTGAAGGCTCGGTCTGGCGGTGCAGTAACTCCGTCGGAAGCTGAGCGGTTGCTAACTGAGTTCTCCCTTGGTGTAATGAATACTGATGAAGACTTCCTGCGTAGCTGGACTGACTTTAAGGAGCAGGTCGCTAGGGGTGAGCAGAATATCTATGCTGGCTTTACCGATGAGGTTAAGGATACTTACCTCCTGAACCTAGGTAGGGAAGGCGGCATCCCAGGTTCCACCTCTACCATGCCGGGAGCTGGTGGCAACAACCGAATCAAATTTAGTGAGGTCCCACAGTAATGCCATACGATGTGACACTACCCAACGGAGTCATCGTAGAGGACGTACCCGATGATATGAATAAGTATGGCCTGATGGAGAGGGTCATACGCGGCGGTCTTGCCAAGCCAGAGGACTTCGGACACAAGAGTGGGTTCACCAAGAGTAGCGGTGAGTACACGGAAGACCTTGGCCCCACAGGGAGCTTTGCTGAAAACCTCCTCGTTGGTTTGGACCGAGGCATTACTCATACGGGTATGCAGCTCGGTAATATGCTCGGCATGGTAAGCGACCAAGAGATTGATGATGCAGAGGCTCTGGACAAAGCACTCCTCAGGACATGGGGAGGTGGCATAGGGAACGTTGCAGGTGAGCTCATAGCGACTGCCCCGATTGGCGCGGGTGTGGGGGCTGGCGGCAAGGCTTTGACGGGGGCTGTGGCTGCGGGTAACGCTGGTCGAGCTGCGAAAACAGGTGCGGCGGTACTTGGTAACAGGTACGGGCGGACTGCCGTCGAGGGGGCTGCGTATGGTACGATTTTTGGTGGCCCAGACAACCGAGGTACGGGTGCAGCTCTTGGTGCTGGCTTCGGCCTTGGCATCACAGGACTAGGACATGGACTGGGGAACCTATGGCAGAGTGCCAAGGTCAACCTGCTCCCTGAAGCTAAGGCGCTGATGGAAAAGACAGGTATGTTCATCCCCCTGTCCCAGTCAGGTACTGGCGTCCTACGTAACATCTACAATGGTATCCTCGCTAACCTTCCCGGTGGCTCGTCCACAATTAGAAGGCAGTACCGAGACTCCGTAAAGGACCTCCGCCAGTGGGCAGGAACACAAGCCCACCCTGATGATGAGTTTGCTAACATCGCTATTAGTGCAGAGGATGACATACATACTATCTTCACCAAGCTGGATGATTATTGGAAGGGCAACAAAGATAAGGGACTCGTTGGTGCCTATGATGAGATAGGTGCAGGTGTGATGAACGCCAGCAAGGTGAAGGTCAACAAGGTCACACGTGATGCCATCAACGCTCGGGCTAAAGAGGTGGGGCTCCCCTATCGTGTGCCTAGTGGTGAAGTCAGTGTGCAGAAGGTACTTAACTTTCGCAATGCAATTACTGAGTTGAAGATGGCTACAGAAAACAGCCAGTTCACTAGAGGTCTTCACTCTAAGTTTGATAAAACCCTTAAGAACATTGATGATCAGCTGGAGTCACAGCTATCGCCGGAGGCTTGGAGGCAGTACTCTGCTCTTCGCCCTGCGTACCAGAACTACAATGTTCTTAAAGGTGCAGTTGATAAAGCCAAGGGTATGGGACAAGAGTTTACTCCTCAACAGTTGCTCACCGCAGCGGCTGAAAAGGGAGGGGCTGGTGCTAGGAGTGGAGGCAATGCCTTCCAGCAAACTGCTGATGAAGCAATGCGAGCGCTGCCTGACTTCCCCTCCCGCGAAGGTATCTTCCAGATAGTTGCTTCGCTCGGGCTGGCTGGCAAGGTCTTCGCAGGTGTTGGCCTCCCAGTGGTGCCAACTCTTTCAGCTCTTGGGGTAGGTAGACTCATGGCTACCAAATCATTCCAGGAGTTCCTCATGGGTAAGCACCGAGGTGCCGCATTGATTAACCATCCTCAGTTCCAAGCCTTCCTTAAGACGGCAGGCTATGGAGCTCGCCAGCAGGCAGCGATTAAAGCGCAGATCTTACAACAGGAAGGAGAGACGTAATGCCACGCGATGGCTCAGGAACTTATACCCTCCCGGCAGGCAACCCTGTCGTTTCGGGTACAATTATTGACGTAACGTGGGCGAACCCCACAATGACTGACGTTGCAGCGGCTCTTACTGACTCCCTCTCACGTACAGGGTCGGGCGGTATGCTCGTGCCATTCCTCAACGCCGACGGTGCCGTAGGCTCCCCCGGTATTTCATGGGTTAACGAGTCCACCAGTGGTATCTATCGGGCTGGCCTTAACGATCAACGGTGGGCCTCGTCTGGGGTTGACAAACTACAGCTCACTGCCCATGCGAGCAACCCGTTGTCAGTTTGGAACGTAGGCGATGCCTCCTTCCGTGCTGTAACTGATGTGTTCAGCCCTGCTACTATCATAGGTGATTGGACATGGGAAGGTAGGCTGATTACTGACGATAGCACCACAGCGAGGGCTGGCTTCAACATACCGCTAGGAGTTGAGCCTACTGTCCCCGTTGAAGGTGATATGTGGAAGACTGCGGGGGATGCCTTCATCTATACTGGGGCAGCAGTTCATAGTATTATTGGAGCTAGCCAAGCTCCTAGCACAACGCAGTTCGCCATGCTACGAGCGAACGCAGTAGCTGGATGGGAAGAGAGCACAGCCCTCCTGCAAGAAGCGAACGTCTTGTACATGGAGCAGCAGAGCTTGGCGGAAGCCAATATCGTAGACTATGGCCAGCTATGGACACGAGATGATGGCTTTAACCAGAGCCTTATGTGGACAGATGAAACGGGGAACCAATTCTCTATCTGTTCAATCAATGAAGCTGATGTCAATGTTGCCAGCACACTTGCTCTTCAGACTACTAGCTTCGTGCAGATACTTAACTTCCAGCCCAAGCCGGACACGACGTATGTGTTCCAGGCTTCCTTCCAAGCCTTCTCCCCCGCAGCAGATGACCTTAGACTAGAACTAGTCATTGATACTGATGCCCTGTTCGTTGGCATGGTCATATGGAGTGGCGGAGGCGGCTCCGGTATGGAGGGGCTACGCTCGGGCATTGGTGAGGTCATTACTAACATCGTTGACATCGCTACCGATGGGGTTGGCTCTCCGGATGCCACGTACATCACGGTCTTTGGTACGCTGAGTAATGGGCCGAATAAAGTCACACAGTCGGTTCGCATGGCGAAACTGGCAGACACAGGGGCCGACGCCCTCGTGTACGCTGGAACAGGCGGAGCCTTTAGGTCACTACAAAACTTATGAGTTCTAGAGAACATGGTATCAGCATAGGGGTGAATCAAATTATCACCTATGCTACACTGATCCCTATCTTGTGGTTTGTCGGCCAGCCTATCATCGTTGATGCTATGGCGGAGGATATCAAGGAGGTGGTTCAGCAATCTACTGCCCCTATGCAGAACGCATTTGTTGTGCTATTATTGAGGGACATAAACGCACTAAAGCGGAGTGTCGCTAAAGATGAGTTCAGGCAGAGGGAGGAGGAATGGACCGCACAAGACTCGGTCGCCCTTGCCGATAAGAAAATTGAATTACAAGCACTCCAAGAAGCCCTTGGAGCATTACAAGAAGAAGGAGAGTAGAATGAACGCACCAGCAGATCAAGTTCAGCAACCAGTAGACGGGCATCAGCAGATGGCTGCTCGTATACATCAAATCTTTTCGCAGGGCGCGGGAGTGCAAGTATCCTCAGCCCAAGCCGAAGCAGTAGTGGAGCTCAAGCTATGGCTCGCAGCAATCGCTAATGGTCAGCTCCGGGTTTTGGATACGGCAGCGGCTCCAGCAGCAGTCCCCGACATACCAGCAGGGAATGGTGACGCTCCTCCCAACTGAGCTACAAGGAACTGACCTACGCCTAGGTCAGAAGCAGGAGCTCTTCGCTATCCTGTATGCCGAGCATATTGTCTGGCTATATGAGCAGGGGTATCGCACAAGGCTGGGTGATGTCCATGCCCACGATGGACACAAGGTTGATAGTCTCCACTACTTGAAGTTAGCTGGGGACGTCAACCTTTTTAAGGATGGGGACTTCATTACTTCAACGGAAGGGCATCGCCGGTCCGGGGAAAAGTGGGAGTCCCGTCACGAGCTCTGCCGTTGGGGTGGACGCTATAACGACGGCAACCACTATGAGGTGATGCATGGCGGACGGTGACTTTACAAAGGGGTGTCTTGCAGCTATCCTCACGATTACATTGATCGTGTGTGCGGTAGCCTTCGTTTGGATGGTCATTGGGGGGCCAAGAATGTAATGTTGGGAAGTCTATTAAAGAGTGCGCTGGGACCCATCTTAGATGGGGTGCTCCGTTTGATCCCAGACAAGGGTGCAAGGGCTGAAGCTAAGGAGCAGTTTGAACTCCAGATGCTTGCCGCCATGACTGGCCTAGTTCAAGGCCAACTTGCGATTAATCAGAAGGAAGCCGAGCATGGCAGCATCTTCGTTGCTGGCTGGCGTCCGTTCATCGGCTGGGTCTGTGGCTTCGGGGTCGCATGGCAGTTTGTCCTGTCCCCAATGATCACATGGGGTGTGGTGGTTTCTGGTGTGGAGCTTCCTCCTATCCCTATCCTCGATACCGGCCCCCTCATGACCCTCATGCTAGGTATGCTCGGTCTAGGTGGACTTCGTACCTACGAGAAGCGACTAGGGGTCGCCCGTACAGGCGTGAAGCCAGAATAACGTGCGGTGATGCCTGACTCCGGCCGCACCCAGAGCTAACTAGTCACCCATCGGACATCTCGGGCGGATATTAGTCTTGGTTCACGTATTCAGGGCCGGGGGCTAGTCCCTCAGTCTCCTCTTCCGCAGCTTGCATCACCTCAATATACTTCTCAAGGTGGTGCTTCGCCTTTTCAAGGTCCGCAATGAGTTGACGCCCACCCGGACCCTTCTTCCGCCAAATGTACTTTGATATACAATACTGGAACTGATCAAAGCGAAAGGCCCAAGCAATATCCCAATGCTGCAAAGGATTACCACAGTGAGGGCAGGGAGCTCCTTTGTAGTGGTCGCCACCGACCTGCCGTTCATTCGCGCTCACCAGATAAGGAACTTGGCACACTCTAGTACTACGAGCACCCAAATTCCCACCCTTATATGATTGATCCCTTTGTAAACGTTCTCGGTCCAATCAGCTACTTCCATTTCTCCGTCATATGTCTTCACGTCATCGTTTCCCATTAGATTATCCTTATAGTTAGGGTACATAACCAGTATGCCATAAGGACATTTTCAAGTGTTAATTGAGTTTGCGTCTATCTTCCAGTCTTGTTGCCCAGTCTTCGCATACCCGATGCCAATCCAAGGCCATGATTTCATTGATCCAATGCCACCTTCGCTTTTTGTCGAGGTAGGCTTTCTGCATAGGGTACGCGACGTGTTGGAGCCACTCGCTCTTAAAGGTTTTCCTCCCCTGTAGGAAATCCTCGCACTCCAGCATAAAGGTCTTGTAGTCGCACCCTGCCAGTAGAGGCATTAGGTTTTCACAGCGGCCCTCCCCCTTATAGACGTCTACCGGAAGCACTGAGTTATACACATCGTGAAAGTGGGGGAGGCCTGTGTAGATGTGGCAGTTATTGCTGAACACATGATACATCCCTAGCTTGAATCCGGCCGCGCTTGCGATGAGCTCCTGAAGCAAGGTCATGTGGACAGCGTTCGCCCCCATCATACCCCAGATGAAGTCATTGCTTCGGTTGCATACTGTCATGTTAAGACAGTCCATGTCGTCTACCCTGAAATAGATATGTGTATTACATGGACGGTCGCTGGTCTTTGCCCTATGACCATCGTAAACTGGATCCCACATTGCAAGGACAGCCTGACGTGTTCCGGCATCGCCTTGTAATAAAGATATGGTATCGTGAATTTGCGGCGAAGGGTTGGCCCACCTCCATCCATAGGCTCCACGGAGAATGTTACTGTCAGCATAATCTATCATCCTACTGTTAAATTGTGATAACCAATCCACTTCATTAGACCCAGCCATCATCCACACAAACTCCATACAGTGGAAGAACGGGTTGGCGTTCCGTACCGGGCAATTGAGTAGACGCTCCTCAGGAAATTGTATGGTTAAGAACGTAGGGGCGGGGAGCACCATAGCCTCCCCGTTCCTCGTATCCTCCGATTTGGCGCTCGTACGGAATGCCCACAGACCTTCTATGTACGCCTGTGGGACATTACGACCTGTTATTGTGATAATTGACACTGTAACCCCTTGTTTTATATAGTGTTATTGTAAGCCCCTCGACTGGCAGAATAAAAAGGCCATACCAAGGCCAAGGCCATGCTGCGATTTTGCGTCCTGCGGCAGTCGAGGGGGCCGTTTTAGCTCAGGAACCGGCATATTTGCGCTTGCTCCGCCCTGTACCCGTTAAGACCCGACAATACTTATCAAACTCACACATACAGTTCTGCAGATCCTGCATACACATAGTGAACATAGACCCGCCTATCCGATTCTCCACATAGCTCTTAACTTCCGTTATGGCGTCCTGGTACATACTGTTCGTGATGTGCTTATGGTGGAACCATGACAGCCCACGCAGCGAACCGGGGCCGGGAGCACTGAAGTACATCCAATCAGGTGCTCCCTCCAGCGGGTGACCTTTGGTGTTCTTTAGGTCAGCCACTATCTGGGCAGCGAGGAAGCTACCCAATCCGTCAATACGCTTGAAGGCGTAGAAGTACCCTTCGCAAGTGGGCTCCCCCATGTGGACAGGGGTGATGTCGATGCAGTTCTGAAGCAACTCTGTGCAGTAGTCTATCTTAGACATCTTACGGCCATGAGTTGTGATCAGGTAAGCCCCGCTCCAAATTTGCTCCTTGGCTTCTTGCATATCCGTAAGGACTTGCCATAGGTTCATGTGTGGGCTAGGGACTAGATGGAACTTAATGGCCTCTAAAGTTTCCGGTCTGTTAAAGATACGGGCTGCAACAATCGCAACTTCATAGTACTCTCCGAAGAGATCTGGAGTATAATTTTCCCTGATCCATCGCGTAACTTTATCATCCTCTCGGTGAACGTTGCAGAAATAGGTGTTTTGAAAGACATGGTCATCGGACCAAGGCTTATCTTCTCCCCGTTTTCTGGCAAGTCTAATTCGTTCACGTTCAGATATCCAATAAGCCAGCAGCTCCGGCCTTGTATAACTTCTTCCATTGACCTCTAAAGTCAACGCGCTTTCCTCCCAACCATCCACTTTTGGCCTCCTTTTCTACAGCCTTGATGTACGGCCCAAATCGCTCCTCTAGCCAGTAACAGGCTTCGGCTTGCATTTCAGGCGTTCGGTATAGTGAGCATCCACCCGGAGCATTACAGCTCCCCCAGTCCTGGAACCAAGTGGTGAGTATTTTGTTCCCCTGCCCTCGTGCTAAGAGAGTCGCGTTAAGCACCACATCGGAAAGTATAGGAAACTTGTCAAGATAAGGAATATCTCCCACAAGACGACGATTAATTCCCTGTACGCAGATAACCTTTCCATTGTCAACATACGGAGGCTTTTGAACATGCCCCATCTGTCGGGGGTGTACCCCAACCAGAGCCGTGTCCTCCAAAAGAAGCTCCATATAAGCGAAAAGGGTAAGGAGTCGTTCGGTGTCTGCTCCTTCAACTGTTTTGAGTCCAATTTTTCCATCTGGTTTAATCCATTGTTGGCTGAACACAAGGTCATCATCTATGATGCAACAGCATTCCTCCCCGTCCTCCATGCCGTCTTCAATGATCCACTTCATTTTCTTGCTGTAGTTGTCAACGTGGGCTGGCACAGCGATGGTCGGAATTTTCTTACCGAAGTCATCATCCCCGCCAAGAGTGTAGTGCTGTTCATGCTCGTCCTCTGGTACTACGAGGAAGCATTTATCCCGCCATGAGTAGGGGATGGAAGTGTACGTCCGCTGAGCGCCTATGCGCCCTCTTGTCATAATGTATAAATTCATAGAGTCATCTCCATAAACAAAACGAGCTCGACCAGTCAGTGACCAGCCGAGCTCGGAGGCTTACGCTTCAGCCGGGGGAGCTGTCAGTGTGCAGGCTTCGTTTTCAACGAAGAAACGTAGCCAGCCTCTGGCTCCCTCTTTCTCTTCTGCCTTTGTCGCCAGCTTCTCAAAGTGCTCAACGGTCTTGCCGTCAGACTTTGTGAGGTAACTGTACCAGCGAAGTCGGTTGCCCTTGTAGGTCTTTTCACCATCCGTCAATGCGATGGTGGCTCCTTTAGCGAAGCCATAGTCCTTTCGTGGGGCGCGTGGCTTTTTATCGCCATCAGCAGTCTTAGCTGTCTTTGCAGCCTTTCCGCCTTCAGGCGGTGCGTTCGTCTTAGCCATTTTCGTTCTCCTTCTTAGGGTTTGTGTTTGGCATTCTGATTATAGCACAGGGACGGACCCTCTGCAACCTTTATTTACTCAAACTTTTGAACAACATCTGTTGGTTGTGGTCTTTCTCCTTTAATACGTCCATGACTCGATCGTCTAACGTGTCACGGGCCAGTATGTGATACACCATAACGGGGAACTTCTGACCTTGCCGGTAGACTCGTGCTACTGATTGGTCATAGTGCTCAAGGTTCCACGTTATGCCGAACCATATGATGTGGTGACACGCCTCCTGCAAGTTCAGTCCGTGGGCCATGCTCGCAGGGTGGCAGATCATCAACGGGTGCTTGCCATCATTAAATTCCTGTATGTACTGGTGAGACTGTCCAGCCGACGTGCCTCCTCCGAGAACAGGGAGATCAGAACCGTAGCGTCCAAGTATTCTTGCTTTGTCGTGATTGAACTCATACATAACAAGTGTGGGAGCTCCTCCGAGTTGTTCAATAAGATCTCCCAATGCTTCCAGTTTGGCGGCATGGATGGGCTCCCATTCGTGCTCTTTGTTGATATAGAGAGCGCCGTTACAGATCTGTCTGCACTTACCTCCAGCGACAGCGGTATTTGCTGCGACAATGGTTCCTGCCTCGACTTGGGTGATGAAGTCTTCTTCAATGTCACGGTACTTACTCCTTGCGTCAGGGGGGAGGTCAATATAAATTGTTTCTTGTATGACCGGGGGCATATCTAAGTAGTCCTTCGCTGCTAGGCGTAGAACATACGGGTCTATTCTGCTTATAACTTCTTGGAACGCACCTTCCTTGGGGAAGTACTGGTACGGGTTCCACGGCTCAGTAAAGAAGAACTTAGTCCTGAAGTGGGTAATATACCTCCCAAGAGCTGCCCCGTCGTCTAATATGAAAATCTGTCCGAATAGGTCTTGGAGGCCTAGTGGCATCGGGGTTCCTGTTAGTATCCACTTCCGAGCAAATGTGGGGAATCTCTTCCTCATTAGCTTGAAGCGTTTGGTCGTGCTGTTTTTGAATTTGGTGCTCTCGTCTACGCATAGGATGGTCCAATCCTTACGGTGAGTCGCTAGTGGATTAAAGAGCCATGCCAGCCCTTCGGGGTTGATAATATGCAGGTCAACATCCAAGTCTAGCATGGCCTTCTTGTCCGCTCCGTGCATGACTGCATAGGTCAACTCATTAAATTCAGCCCACTTCTCTATTTCACTGGGCCATACATCGTAACAGGGACGCAGGGGAGCGATGACTAGCATACCGCGAGGAGCCATCCCTTTGCTCTTAAGAATCTTGTAGGCTGCGAGTGCCACAGCCGTCTTCCCAAGTCCGGGGTCTAGCAACAGTCCACCACTCCCCTGCGATAATAGGAGCTTAATTGCGCGGAGCTGGTAGTCGTGTGGTGTCCACGGCTGCATCTAGTATCTCCTTAGCTCTGGTAAGGTTGTCCGTCCAATGCGCTTCAGTACCTTGCTCAGTAAGCGTTTTGAGTCGGTGGTCTTGAAGTTTAGTAGGCTTCTTCTTGTCCTTCTTAAACTCAATCCATACGTGATACCCGTAAGGATTAATGAACACATGGTCTGGCCATCCCCGCTGTCCCGTGACCCGGACTTTAAGTGATATGTAACCGATACTCTCAGCATAAGTTGAAGCCTTTCCTTCTGTACTGCTTTCTAAAACTGACACGGTCCGCCATTCTGCCTGGAGAACTGGCAATACCGACACATGAAGTGTTGCATGGGGATCATGTCCTCTGGCTTGGTGTTCTCTATCTCCATAATCTCCCGCATCAGGGCAGGTCGGTACTCAAACATCATACTGTTCGGATAGTAAATCTTGTTGTTCTTCTTTTGGTCCAGATAGATGGCTGTTACGTTCACCCCTTGTAAGATGGGGTGCTTCGCTAGAGTGGCCACGCCGTAGAGCCATTGCTGGTGAGTATGCTCTGGGTAACGCTTCCCCGTCTTGTACTCAAAGACATCAGCAATGGGTTCGTCTGGGGTTACGAAGCGTAAGTCCATGTAGCCACGAACCATGCAGTCCGAGTCGCCATACTCACAGGGGGTCATGTCCCATGTGATGCCCCACTTGGCCTCTGGCTCCAAGTGACCTTTGTGGTCTTCTCGCAGGCTAAAGAAGTACTGTCCATAGTGCTCGTGGATGTCTGGGTGAAGCTGCTCGCTGTGACCTAACATGAACTGCTCTAGGGTATCGTGTACGGCTGACCCCCGGAGCATCGCAGGGCTAGGCTCAAAGGGAATGTCCAGCTTGTCCACGTATGCGAACTTAAACTTCTGGGGGCATTTCTTAAAAGTCGCCATACGACTGTACGAGTATGGCCCGTAGTTACTCATAATCATTCTCCGTTTTTATCAAACTACCCCAATTCGGGCCGTGGTATCCCTCGCTACGCATTGGACAGTCAAACAAGTCTTGGTCCATGGCATCGCGAAGCTGTAACATTTCCTGCGTGGCAATCTCCTCCGGTACGGAAGCATTGACTTCATCATGTATGGTCGCCATAAAGACGGTCTCAGGGTCTTTGTAGTCCTCCCACCAATCGCAGACTACCTGCTTCGTCTGGTCCCCGGCGCTGCCCTGAATCAAATAGTTCAGCAGTTTGTACTCCCAGGTTCTCAAACGACCCTTGATTATTTTCGGTGGCTCCACAGGGTAGTACCGTCCACCCCAAGTGCGGATTGTGCCACCAGAGGCCCCTCGACGGCGCGTAGACGCAGCGAGTTGCGCCGCCGCTGGCATAGCCTTAAAGTAGGCTTCGCGCAGCACATAGGCTTCTGAGCGCGGTCTCTTTAGCTGTTGAGCAAGGCCGGGTACGCCGCTGCCGTAGATAATGCTGAAGCCTGTTATTTTGACGTCCGGTCGGGCATATAGGAACGTGGTAATCTGCTGTATAAGTTCCTGCGCCATCGTGTGGGGATCCAGGAAAGGGTTCGCACAATACGCAGCCAGAAGCGCCCCATCCTCGAAATGGGCGAGTATCCTGATCTCCTGGCTTGAAAAGTCACGTTTGATCCATATGTGTCCTGGCTCAGGGAGTAGATAGCTCCGCATGTTCGGCAATGGAGGCAGGCCGTCGGGAATTGTCCAGTCAAAGGGATTAGGAGGATTTTGAAAGTTTGGCCGTGCGCTAGACAATCGCCCAGTACGCGCCCCGGAGTGACCCCCTTCGTCGTTAGCAACTTGGTTCCATTCTGTGTGGACACGGCCATCCTCCTCTGCAAATGCGAGCCACTTAGTCATAAAGGTATTCAGGCAGGTTGCCATCGTTGACCTGTATGCTAAGAGATCCAGTAAATCGGTATGGGCAGGATTTATGCCCATGATTAGATTGTCCTTAGCGGTGCTTCGCTTGCCTGTAGGAGTGTAGAACCACTGATCCATCACCCCTGCATTGTCAAGCGCATTAGCGAGCTGCGCCCCGACTAGTTTAATTTCACCGCATCCGAGTCTCTTGTAGATCTTTTGTTCCACTTGTGCGAGCCCATCAGTGCAAATTTCAACGTCAGCACCGAGTCGTTCGACATCAGTTCGTATTCCAACTCGGCTACTTTCCGCCATGTGAGGGGCAAGCCGACGCTCTCGGTCATAAGGCTCCGTAGGGACCTTAGGATGGAGAAGATCGAAGAGGCGTCGCGTACGCACCACATCACCGATCGCGTACGGGGCGACAAGAGCGACTGGAGCGTACGATATAAAAGCTCCTGCTGTTTTCCTTGTTGCCTCTGGGACGTGTGCGAGAATCCACTCAATGAGTTCATCCTGTTCATCCGGTGGGAGGTCAAGGTAGCGCTCGGCGCTGGGCTTGAGCGAAAGGCTGTGACTATACGGGTCATCCAGGAAAAGAAGGTACATTGTGTCATGTACTTTGCTCCAGTGGGGCCGGTCTCCTCCCAGCCACTTCAAGCCTACTGCGAGGTCAAACTGCATATTATGTCCGAGGACAGGTATGTCGTGGGACATATGGTGAAGCCACACTTGTTTCATGGCATCACCAGTGTAATATTCGGGGGTCTGGCCGTCAATGTGCTCGGCCAGCCCGACGGGGCGAGGTGGAAGCCATAGGGGGTTCGGGCCTATGGCTTCCGTTTCGAAGTCCAGCGTTATCACTAGTATTTCCCGCTGTCTTCTGTCTCCTCCTTGGGGGTGAGGTCATATGGCACCATCAAGGTGCTTCGGCATAAGTCCCTCCGTGCGTGGACAGCACCAATGATATCATCCGACAGTGGGACTACGTGCTCAAAGTGTACCCTGAACTGTGACTTAGGGTCAGGTCTCACCATTATCTTGGTAAGCATCCCCCAACTTGGTCGCTGGAACTGGGCGTTCAGTATATTCACATACGTCCCCCAGTTCTTAACGGACATGACTGGCAGGCTCAGTATGGCTATTTCAGCCTTCTCGTAATCAGCCGGAGTCATATCGTCACCAGCGGGAAGGATAGCCAGCTTGCGCCGATTCCCACAGGGCTTGCCCTTCTTAGGAGGCTTGCGCCACTGGTTCATGATGCAGGTATCGCAGTTGCCCCACTTCTCCCAGTCACGGTCTGGCACAGCCTCGTGGCTATGAAGTCCGCTACCCGGTTCACCATAGGCGAAGCAAGCGGGAGGGTTCACCACCCCAGCCTCGTATGGTTGATCGTAGTACACTTGCTCTTCGATCACGTCAGCCACAATGCAAATCATCTCATTGTCAGGCACAGGCGTACCTTCGTACGTCATAACCCCCGACTGTAGTGATATCCTACCAACGCTAGGTCGCTCTGTCTTAGCAACTTCCTTGGCTTCGTCGGCCATCATGTCTTGCCAGGACACTATGCCCGTTTCGCTACTTGCCTTCTTTTTCTTAGTCATTTACTGTCACCTTTATCTTCTCGGTTATTTTATCACCAACCCCCGGGATAACAATGTCGTCATCCCAACGCAGCCGAACCGCACTCTCTGTCAACCGTTTATGGACGAGGTCAATGGCGTCATTCTCCCTGATGTACTGATGTATGGCATCCCAGTCCTGCGCCACTGGCGTCAGCTTGGTGTCGTACTCAATCATCACGGTAGCCAAATCCACCCCAGCTCCCCCATTTTCCCTGCAATACAGAGTGATGGCGAAGGCTAGGTTGTCTTCTTCGGTCTTAAGGGATCGTGCCACCTTGTCGGCAGCAAGTCGTTCGGCTTTCTTGGTACTGTACTCAAGGGCTGTCTCTTTGAGGTCTGCTAAGTCCACAGTATTCTCCTTCTTTGTGGTGGCTTGCCTAGTCAGTATAACATAAGGCAGGGGTTCGTGCAGGCATTCTTATTCGTCCTGGGCTTCTATTTCAGCCATTATTTCTTCATACTGCTTCTGGGCGGCTGTCTTCTCTAACTCCATACCGTTGACCTTTAGGTTCAAGCCAACGTGTATCCGGATATCATCCGTAAGCTGGGAAATGAAGGAGTCGATAGCCTTGGGAAGCTTCGGCATAACTTCACAGTCGTCACCATGCTTCTCGTGCTCCGTGGCCTGTATGAGTATGTACAGACTGAACAGGGCGACAAGGATGCTCTGCACCTTCCCCACCATAGCCACGATTTCATCAGGGTCGCCGCTGGCGGTCGCTGCTTGCAGAAACATTTTAATCATTTCGTCATCGTTACTCACACACCACCTCATATACGTCACGTTCAATAGTTTCAGTGCCAACTTTCACACGATGACAGACCGTACTGGAGAAGCTAAGGTAGAACGTCGGCTTATCCGTTTGGCTGAAGTAGCAGGTGAAGTTGGATTCAGGCTTAACTCCGGGCCGCTTGCTCGGGTCGTACCCTAGCTTACGGAAGGCACGGAATATCTCCTTCATGGCTGGTGCAGCTCCGGTCACGTAAAAGTTGACGTCGTCTGCATCACAGTCCATGCGTCCAGTGCTCGCTGTGCTAAGGTCAAGCTCGTTTAGAACCGCAGCTATGTCAGCTTCGCTTGCCTTAAAGAAAGCCTTACGCTTCCGCCACTCCCGCTTTTCATTGCGGAACGTGGTCTTGATGTCATTTAATAGAGTGGACATTACTGTATTTCCTTTCTTGGTTAATATGTTCTTCTTCTATCATAGCCGTAAGCTGATCTAACACAGCTTGCCGACTCCCCTTACACCCGAAGTCACGCTTTGCTATCACATACGCAGTCGGTGAGCGTGACCGTTTCATTCCTACAAGCTCCAGCCGAAGCGCACCACGGACGGCGCACATCTGCACAAAGTACATCTTGTCCTTGATTAAGGCATTCATGATTCCATCTCACAGGTATCACACTGATACTCCGATACGTCGCGCCCATGCTTACAGATGTACCACGGTCGTTTCTTGCTGCACTTGTCACAGCGCAGCTCGCTACCGTGAATACTCGTTTGACCGCACTTGGCCGGAGACTCTTTATAGTCGTACGGCCCGTTCGGTACGGTCTGTAGCATTGCGACTCCGCAGCCCATTAGATGAAGTCCTTTAGCTTGGCGACTTCCACAATTTGGAAGGTGCCGGTGATACGATTGAGCAGGCGTTCCATGTGCTTATCGGCAGCAGCCCGAACAAAGGCTTGCCCGGAGTTGGTGCCGATGATTTCCACCTTGGCTTTGTGCTCGCGTATGATGTAGTACTTCTGAAGTTTGTTCATTGCATCGCCCACCATATAAGGAAGGGGGAGACGAGTACAAGGAGCAAAGCGTACCCGATCAGGTCACTCTGTAGTTGGTTGGAAATTTTCATCGGTTGGCCTCCGGGTCCATAAGAGTAGCGTCGTATGGCATCAAGTGTTCGTCTAAATCTATAATGCCTGCGAAGTGGTCGTTGAAGGACATGGCAAGTTGAACCATGCGTAAGTGGAACTCATGTTTCATTGGGATGCTCGTCCCGTTGATGCGCGTAATATAAGAGTGTAGGCCATCTGTCACCTTCTCTTCCAAGGTCACTTGGTGAATAGCGCCAAGCACTGAGTCCTCAAGGTTAACGATTAGTATAGCGTCCATTAGTTCGGCCCCCATCCTGCATCAATAATATCATCGATGTCGTCACCACGTTTTAGGGCAGAAGCAATGCGCTCCTGCTCTTCCTTTGGAATGCAAGGACAGTTAAGTCCCCGGTCCCAATACTCGCCGCAAATCGGCTTATGCTCTGTTTCTTTGATACCCATGATCTTATCCTTAGTTAGTGTACATAACCATATTATATGTAAAAATAGTCAAGCACAACCCTTTGGAATAAAGACTTTACAACCTCGCGGCTGGCCGTGCTATACTAATTATGTAAAATTAGACCACACCCCTCTAAGGAAAAACGATGGCGCAGCCAGAATGGGAAGAATTCAAAGAGCAGATATTATACCTAAAAGAAAGAGGACATACACAGTTCAGCATACGACGTTGCGACCTTGAAGTTAAGACCGCGACGTGGTTGTTTGAAAATGGATTCCCCCGAATACCCGGACTCTCCAAAGGCATCGTTTGGAAGCTTAGGGACCTCATGGGTGTGGAAACTGGCAAGCTCGGCGCTAGGGTCTGGTATCAGAGGGGGATTATAGTAGACCCGAGTAAACCTAAGTTCTTAATGAACTCTAAGTTTAGCAAGGTCCCAGGAGTCTACTATTCACCGCTCGCCAACTGGGATAATCTCGAATACGGGCAGCGGATCTATTTTTGTGAGTCATTTCTGAAGGCAGACATTGCCTGCTCCTTGGGATTCCATGCTGTTGGGATATCAGGGTGTTGGGGCTGGTCTACAGGAGGCGAGCTTAACTACGAGTTCAAACAACTGCCGTGGACCGATTTAAGGTTGAAGCCTGCCATCTGTTTCGACTCCAATGTATGCGAGGACAAGCCTAACCTCTTGCTTGCTGCACGACGTCTAAGTGCTGCACTTGAAGTCCACCAACGTGTCCACTCCGACATACTGTTCCTTCCCCCACAAGCAGACGGTTCCCATTGGGGACTGGATGACTACTACCAAGAGCATGGCAAGGAGCCGACGCTTGCCTTCCTTAATGGTGAAGGCGAGCCGCTACCAAGCGAGATGTCTGACCACCTCAATATACTGAACGATCAAGTGGTGGTGTGTAGAAGCACAAATAGAGTGATCGACATTGAGCATGGCTACGAGTTACGCAAGAGTGACTTTGAGGGTGTCAGCTATGCGAATCGCATTGTGTGGAGGGACGACAAGCCGATACAAGTGGCGAAGGTATGGATGCAATGGGAGTATCGTAGGGAAGTACAGGACATCAAGTACAGGCCGGGGGAAGAGAGGATAGTAGGGACAGAGTACTATAATCTATGGAAGGAGATGGGCTGTGTTCCACTGGCTGCCGACGTTAGCCTTTTCACGCAATGGGTGGACGATATATTCGACTCCGATGTGGAGCGGGAGTATTTCCTGGATTGGTGGGCATGGCAACTCCAGAACCTTGGTGGGAAGCTGACTACCGCGCTCGTTGTGATTGGTCCCCCTGGGATAGGGAAGGGCTGGGTGTCCGAGATAATGCAGCGCATATTCGGTAGGGACAACGTGGCGAAGGCTCCACTTACTGTCCTTGAGCGACCATTTAACGCGGATATAGCGGCGAAGCAACTATTCATTATTGAGGAGACTGACGAGGTAGGAGGGGGAGGTACTGGCGGTCGCGTGTACAACAATCTTAAAGACTTGATTACCAGCACGACCATTCGCCTTGAGAAGAAGGGTGTGGACGCTCGGCTAATAGACAACTGTCTAAACTGCTTCTTAACAGGGAACAACGTGGGGATCTTTAAGCTAGACCACGGCGATAGGAGGATGGCTGTGCTTGAGTGTGTTGAGTGCGAGGTTGGAAGCGTGGCCAATAATCAGTCGTACTGGGATCCCAGGTGGAAGTGGCTGGAGGAGGGCTTTGGTGCTGAAGCGATATACGGCTACCTCCTTAACCGTGACTTGCGCGGTTTCAACCCGAAGGGCATGGCACCTCTAACTCGGATCAAGGGTGATATGGTGGAGATGCTCCAAACAACACACGAAGCATGGATAGCTGACTTGTTGGAAGCACCGGACAACATACTCCAGCAAGGCTTTAGTGAAGTGGACGGTAATGTAGCGTCTGCGCGGGAGCTGGCTTGGCTCTTTGAACGCGGTAGGCTGACCATGACTGAAATAGAAGCGAAGCACGTTATGGTCATGAACAGAGCATTAAAGAACGCACGAGTGGAGATGGCCAACGATGGTAAGAAGATTAAAGGTGAGTTAGGCATCCCAACGCGGTATTTCATGGTACGACAACCAGCAGGTCCAGTCTATAGTTGGGCAGGTGAAGTGAACGATAGGCTGTTCTGGCGTAGGCTTAGGGACAGTGAACAAGGACAAGGTAGCCAGGAAGGGGAGAATGGTAGCCAGAAGTACTAGGGTGGCTACTTGTCTAGGAGGAGTGGAGGCCGCGCCAAGCCTATGGATCGGTGGTCCAGGTAGCCAGAGTAGCCAGAGTAGCCAGTAAATATTGACTCCATACATACGCCTGTATCCACCCCTATATAATACGGACAATGGTATGACTGGCTACTCGGGCTACCCCGGCTACCCGAGCTCCCAAATCCAGCCATTATTGTCCCTAAATCGACCATTATTGGAGTCTAGACTGATACACGAAGCGCGCTCCAGTCCTCCCATCCCCTCTCGGGGACTCTAGAAGTCGGTAGGAAGCGAAGCTTGGACATCTAGAGCCCTAAATCCCGAGCTCAATAGATCATTTAACATAATCCAGGCTCATCTGGGCAAAATCCGTGCCATTTAACATAATAAAATCTATTGAACTTCGGTATTATGTTAAATAGAAGACGCATTATGTTAAACCATCTAATTTGCGTATTATGTAAAAACGATCGCACTTGGGCTGCGTCCCGTGGTACCATTCTCATGCTGGCAATTTTACCAGCGTCCTAACTAGGAGCCTCTAATGGCTAAGAAAGCAGAAAAAGTAGCAACGATACGCGCGAACCCGGAATTCAAGGGTACGTTCCGTCCTGGGACAATGCGGGCGGCTTACGCCGAACGTATGGCCAGCCTCGCCGGTCAGCCGCTGTCAGCCTTCGTTGACAGCGTTGGCGAGGATTGCCCCCATCTTACCAAGAAAGGGACCGCGGAGCCTGTCAAGGGATGGGTAACGTACCTCACGGGTGAAAATGGCCCGTTTCTGGTAAGCTAAACGTCTGGGCTGTTGCGGAAACGCAACAGCCCTTTCTTTTACATAATGCAGATACATTATGTTAAGTTCTGGTTTAACATAACGCAGACAGCGTTATGTAACATCAGGCGTTATGTTAAGTCCCCGGGACCATCACCCCCAACAAACACAAATACAATCACTCGAGCCCTACGTAGAAAATGACTGTTTTCACTCCTCTTAAAGAAAACGGTTGCAAGTCCCAGGGCAGAGGGTGTATAATTCCTTGCTATGAGCAAGGAACAAGTGATACACGAATTTATCCCAGCGGAGGACTTTGTCGAGGACGAGGCAAAGGCCGAGATACGGACAGTTGAGTATGAGGACACAGAGCCTTATAGCGAGGCAGCAATAGAGTGCCGGTCTCTTCAACCTCTGTCTGAGATGGCCGAAAGCGGCAATGGCGTGACGCGTCTGAGCTTACCGCGCGAGGTGAAACGTGAGAAGGTGGTCAATGCTTTCCACGAGGCATTTGAGTTGATTGGTGGTGTCCCCCGGTTAGCTCACTGGGCTGACCAGAGCCCGTCCGCGTTCTTTAAGCTGTACGCGCGACTGCTCCCCACCCAAGCGAACAACCAATTAGAGCACTCCGGTGAGATTAGGGTGCGACACATATTACCGAGGGGTCCCCTCGACGAGGAGTAATCTAATGGCAGACAACATCCCAGAGCACAAGAGTACCATGACCCCCAAGACCAGTACGTGGAAAAAGCCTGAGAAAGCGAGGGGCGGTCCACCGAAACGTATCGGCGCGGACATGGGGAGTCCAGGAGGCCCACAGACTCCGGGGGCCAAGATGGAGAGGCAGAAGGCTCAGGCTGGCGCATTGCGAGCTAGTAGGAAGAAGAAGGCAGCAGTTAGCTCTACGAGCTCTAGCGTTGGAGGGGGAACGTAATGCCAGAGGAGAAAGGTTTTTGGGAGTCACTGTTTAGCAGTGAAGCCGACCCTAAAGCGCGGGAGATGGTACAGGCTCCCCCTCCTGAGTTAGTCCTGCCTGACAAGGCCGACTACGTAGACGACAACCTCGCTTACTCCATGGCGGTACGGAAAGCCAAGTTTGAACACAAGAAGGCGTTGGAGGCGTACAAGGACAATCCGGGCGACTACATGATCGAGGCTGCTCCAGCGGCTGAGGCTGAGGACCACGCTGCTCTTCGCCGTAGGGACATTGAAGAGACTATGAAAGAATTCGAGGAGTAGGCGTGACCGACAGGTTTTCAAGCCTACTTCCTAATGACAATATGTATGTCATTAAGACGGCTGCGGATCTGCCGCAGAACGTCGATCGCTGGCGTATCTATCACCTGCTATACGATCCCGGCGCCGGAGCAGGACTCTACTACAGCCCTGATGCTATAAATCTAGTACGTCTGGCCAGCGGCGGTGCGACGATCCCGGCCGGTACGGTTGACAACTCCATCTTACGCTGGGATGCAGGAGGCGGCGTCTGGGTTGAGTTCACCAGCTTTATCCTTCCCCTTGCTGACGGTGCGCTTGATCAGATAATGCAGACTGATGGAGCCGGCACCGTCACATGGGTAGACATCCCTGCCGGGGTAACACCGGGAACAGTGGTGAGCAGTACGCTGAGGTGGGACGGCGCTGACTGGGTGGAGAACACAGGGGTGCGAACCCTTGCTGGTCTTATCTTTGGGGGAACCGTCGCAGGTACGGTCCTGACTCTATCGGGGAGCAGCGGCTCGCCTGATAAAGGGCGCGTAGAGTCTGAGTCTCCCATGGAGATCCTGTACGACACCTTTAGTAATACGACCCCCGGTGAGCAATACGCGATGCGATGGCGTCCGGCTGTTGCTATCAACGCGAGCTATATCGGAGGCTTCTTAAACACGGCAGCGGTCTTTGATGTTGCGACTGCTCTGTTCATACCAGCTATCTTCTCAGACAGCAACCTCTACAATATCGGGCTTGCTCCGGGCTTTAGTGCGGTCACCTTTATCAACGAGTTGTCTATAATCAGGAACGACGGCAACTTCAATCTCCCATCAGCGTTGGTCATAAACGTCGGCCTACAACATCATCGCGAAACAGCAGGGACGAGCACGACGCCGGGTACGACAGGGGTAAGCTTCGCACCACTAACCAGAACTTCTATCTCTGGTGCGGTACTGACAAAGACCAATCAGACCGCTGTATCATGTGCTCCGACATTCAGCACAGTCGCTGGCTCTACTGCAAACCTCGGCGCTATACGAGGGCTATGGTATAGGAACCCAGCGGTCGGCATCTTCCAGCCGGGGGCTGGCGCAGAGACTGCAACTGCTCTGTATGCGGTTGATGTGGACATTCTGGGATTCGGCGGTAATATACCGAAGGCAGCCTTACGATCTAACATCGCTGCCGCCAGCAATGCTCGGTTCCTTAATAATATTGGAACAGCACAGTCAGAGTTTGGTAATGGTGACTGGCACCTGAACGACAACAACTATGCGATGTTCGGCAACACGCTGGCTAACCCGGACATCATCCATGGCTGGGCGTCGGCGCAATCGGCGATGGTGTGGTCTACCTTCTTTGGTGTCGGCGGCAACCCTCTATACTTGGAGCCCAACGCACAAGACGAATGGATCTGGCGTCACGCGAGCACAGGCACACAAGACATCGGTATGCAGTTTGATGTCAATGCTATATCATTCGGTACGACTGCCGCAACGCCTCACTCCAATAACTGGTTCGCTATTTACTCTGCTCCTAGCCTGAGGACGCCTAACGTCCCCGGTGAGTATTCAGATATCCTGTATAGTGCAGGAGGAGCGCTGGATATTGATGGGCTGGCGATGTCTGAGGTGGCGTCCCTCAAGGTTAACTCCCTCGCCATCTTGCTGAACGGCGGCACGATTGCTGACCTCGCCAATGTTCGCATTGAAGGCATGGCATCGTTCGGTGCTACTCTAGTACATTCGCTACAGATGACAGGGCGGTTCACACTGGATGGGGCAATATCCTACGGGAGTGAGTCTCCTGCCCAGCTCCTGGCGAACACCAATGACTGGAGCCTAGCACCGAACAACGCTATGCGGACCATTGTCCTCATGGACAGTGACGGCGCATACAATATCACAGGTATAGTATCTAGCTTTGGCTTCGCCCAAGATGGAGACCAGCGAACTATAATCAATACCTCTGCGTTCACCATGACGTTTACTAACGAGGATGTGCTCAGTGTCGCGGCCAACAGATTCCAAAATGCGAATAGTGGCCCGATTACAATAGCTCCCCAAGGTAGTGTGACGTATAGGTACGAGGGAGGCGTCAGCCGCTGGCAGCAGCTCTACCTCACTGGCACGTACCTAGAGGAAGCAGATGCTGACGTACTCTACCTGAGATTAGATACAACAAACGATCCTCTAACGAATAATTTGGATGGTCCGTCATTCAACAGCGTACCACTGACAAATGCTGGAGCTGCGACTAATTATCTAAACGAGGCAGGGGCATACTCGCTCCCACCTGACACTGGTCAGGTAGATAGTGTCGGTGGTGGCACAAACATCAATGTCACTGGTACTGCTGTAGACCCCATCGTTAATCTAGATGCAGCCATCGTGGGTGTGTCGGTTAACGGTGTGACCCTCAGCAACGCTGGAGCAGCTACGAGCTACCTAGATGAAACAGGGGCGTACTCTGTCCCGCCTAGCATCGTAGCTGGTACTGTCACCAATGCCACGTTACGATGGAGCGGTTCAGCGTGGGTTGAAATCACAGGTGTCAGGCATCGTTCTGCTGGTGCAGTCTTCGTTGACATCGAGGGCAGCGGAGCGTTCTTGCAGCTTTGGACAACTGGCGCTGCGGTAGACGAGAAGCGCACTTATATCAAAATGGACAACTTTGCCGGGTTCGCTATTCAGTCTGTTACTGATGGCGGCTCTAATGGCCCATTCCTCATGGGGGCTAACCGAACTGGCACAGCTTGGCAGGAGCTAGATGTCCAAACTGACCTTAGAATCTTCCTTGGCAACCTCTCTACGGAAGGTGGGGTCTTCTTCATGGAAGAAAGGTCGGCTGCTGACGCCTTCGTTGCTGACTACGGACAATTTTGGGTACGAGATGACGTTCCGAACGTCCCAATGTTCACAGATGACACTGGCGTTGACTATAATCTTCTGGAAGTGCAGGGCGGCTCAAGTATTATCGCTGCGTATCGGTTCCAGACGAGTATAGTTGAGGCTGACCCCGGAAGTGGCAACCTTCGCTATGACAATGCGACCCCAGCGTCCGTAACTGAGCTCTTTATATCCGCCACAACGGACAATGGCGTTGATTTACAGAATATTTTGAGCTTTATTTCAGCTGGAGATCGCGTATACTTCCAACAGGACAACGATGCCAGCAAGTACATCCTCTTTGATGTCTCGGCTAATGTTGACAATACCGGCTGGTTCTCTCTAGCTGGTACTGTGAGCAACAGTGGGACTATCCCCGACAGCAATGCTAAGTGTCACATCCTCATACTGTTTGGGGCATCTGCGAGTGGAGTTGCCTCGGTCAGTGGCGGCACAAACATCAATGTCTCCGGTACTGCGGCTGACCCTATAGTTAATCTGGACGCAGCTATCCTCGGTGTTAGTGTCAACGGTGTCACTCTTAGTAACGCGGGGGCAGCGACAGCCTATCTGGATGAGACAGGAGCTTATTCAGTTCCTGCTGGTAGCGGCATCGTAGACAGTGTTAGTGGTGGTACGAACATCAATGTGTCGGGTACAGGGGCTGACCCCATCGTCAATCTTGATGCTGCCATCCTCGGTGTAAGTGTGAACGGAGTTACCCTCAGTACTGCCGGGGCAGCGACCAGCTACCTAGATGAGACAGGAGCATACTCTGTCCCTGCTGGCGGAGGCCAAGTAGACTCAGTTAGTGGTGGCACGAACATAAACGTCACTGGCACTGGCGTTGACCCCATTGTCAACCTTGACGCTGCGATTACAGGTGTGAGCGTCAACGGTGTGACTCTTAGTAATGCAGGGGCAGCGACAGACTACCTTGACGAGACTGGCAATTACTCCACCCCGCCCGACACCACAGGTATCACACAGCTAACAGGTGACGTCACGGCTGGCCCCGGCTCTGGCTCCCAGGTCGCCACCATCCCCGCTAACACCGTGGCGAACTCCCAGCTTGCTGACATGGCTGCGAACACAGTTAAGAGTCGTAGTGCTGGTTCAGGTGACCCGCAAGATTTAGCTATCCCTGCGAACACTGTGCTGGGAGCTCAAGGGGCTGGCCTCTTAGCGGCTCAGGTAGTGACGGCACAGATCACCAATGACAATGTCACCTATGCTAAGATACAGAACGTAGTATCAGATGACCGCATACTCGGAAATATCGCTGGGGCTGGTGGTATCGTAGCTGAGCTGACAGGACTGCAAGCTAACACGATACTGCCTAACTTCACTAGTACCCTTGACGGCTTGGCTCCTTTATCGGGCGGCGGCACGACCAACTTCCTGAGAGCTGACGGAACGTGGGCTGCTCCCCCGGATACCATCCCCGAGATTGGTGGTGCGATCACGAATAACCAGATCGCCTTCGGTGCTGTAACAGCGAACGACATTGAGGGCGAAGCTGGGCTAACGTGGGATGGCTCTACGCTCTTCACTGATGGCAACTTTGAAGTTCAAAACACAGCTCCGTACATTGAGCTACGCGACACCAATGCGTCAGTAAACGAGAAGGTCTACCGTTGGAGGGCTGACGCTGGCACTCTGTTCCTAACTGGCTATACTGACGCTGATGCAATAGCGTTCAATGTATTCCAGATCTTTCGCACTGGTAGTGTCATTACTGAAATTGACATTCAAGGCCAGACTGTCGACATTGTCGGCAATCTTGAGTGTTCTCAGGTTATTTACGAAGTTGAAAGAGTGGCAGCAGCCGCGAATGTTCCGACACAGGGTCAGTGGTGGGTACGAAATGACGCTACGCAGACTCCTATGTTCACAGCGGATGACGGTACTAGCTTCGCACTGAACGCATCAGGTGGGTTCACTCCCCCCATCGTGCTGCTGGACAATGAACAGATTCAGTTCGGTACTGGCACTGACATTACAATGGACTGGGACGGGGTTGACTTTGAGGTAGAGAGTTTAGCGTCTAGTCAGATTTGGAACTGGCGCGACGGGCTACGTCACCGCTTCTACGACCCCACTGATGCTCAGTACCTTGAGATTGACCCAGTATCGGCTACGGTCTTTAATATCAACCTCAGCAACTCATCGGCAGGGCTGCTGTTCAATAATGCAAACTTCTACCGCTTTGATGCTTCGGTACAGGGTGATGGGTTAATATCTGATGGATCCATCGCTAGTGCTATTACGATGGAAGTGGCTGGCCTTGAACGAGCAAGCTGGAGTTGCTTCCCAACGTCGCTAACTCTGTCATTGCTTCAAACCTCTGGGCATATTTACTCTATTATTAGAGGTATCAACACTATATGGAGCATCCAGGAAACTGGAGGCATGACCATATACGAGAACGGTGCAGTTGATACCGACTTCGTTAATATCCTACATGATGGCGCAAATGCGATATTTAGCACGAACGCAGGAGCTCTCGTCATGGCGGACCATGTTGAGCTCGGAGATGCTATTGAGCTCAGGTTTGGTAATACTGCTGGTGGCGACGCAGTCTTTGATTGGAACAATGCAGTCAGCGAATTCCGACTGAACCTTGCTGGTGCGACTGATGAATTTGAGATACGCTTCAACGGAACGCAAGGGTTTAAGAGTATTGGGGGTGGTGCGACCTTCCTTGGCTACGGTGGCGTCTACCCATTCCAAACGCTGGAGTACTTCGGGACTGGTAACACCAGTGGCGCACAGATACTCGCCCATAGTGGTCACGGCCTGGATGTTGGCTTCAATGTTATCCGGAAATTTAACGATAATGTCAGTGATACACTGGAAGCATCACATTGTGGCCAGATGGCGTTCAAAGATTCGTCAACAGCTCGTACTCTAACACTGGCATCCAACGTTGATTTGGACTTCCCGGTGGATGGTATGACAACTGTCGTCAACGCCTTTACTTCGGGCCTGTACACGGTGACTGAGGGGGCTAGTACGACCCTGTACGTCCTAGATGGCACTACGAGGGTAGATTCAGCGGGTGGCATCACGATTGATCCTGGTGGTGTGGTGAATGTGTGGCGTGAAAGCGCAACTGTCTACTACTGCTGGGGATCTGGGATAAATCCATAATGTTGGTCGTCCGAACAATCGTTGCGCTTTCTGCAATAGAGGGCCTCGGTGTTTTCGCTGCTGAGTTTATCCCAGCGGGAACTCTGGTTAGAGATGTCACCTCTGAGCCCCAGATAGTGCTGACGCCGGAGCAGTACGAAGCCCTACCTGAAGGCTGTAAGCCTGATGTCTACAAATACTCCTGGAATGACGTAGATGGTAACTTCCACGTTTGCTTCGGCCCGGAGTGTTTCCTAAATCACTCCCCCAACGCTAGTCTGACGATGTCTGGAGAGAATCATGTCGCAGCACGGGACATACTGGCGGGGGAAGAGATAACTGCGGACTATCGGAAGTACTCACACAAGGACCCGTCGAGATCGTGGTTAAACAACTGAGCTGGTTTGAAACGCTGAGGCCTAGCGAATCAGAAATGGTCGGGGTACTGCGAGTTCTGTATGGCCCTGATTGGTTCAGACAGCCGAAGCGCACGTGGGAAGAGATATGGCGGACGCGCAGGGGCGAGCTCAACCATATACTCGGTATGCGACGCTTCAAAGGGCCAAAGCTCCAGCGTGGCTCGGTAAGTGTCACTCCCTTCGTCAATGTGATTCCAACTGGTGGGGTCGTTCCCATACTGTCGGACATTGTCAATGCAACATCATCGGTTGCTCCGACTCCGGCTCGTCAGCAATACGCCTATGATACCGATGGGGGTATGGAAGCTGACACTGATGCTACCAACGAAGCGTCAATTATCTATGTAGCGTTGACAACCCAGACTGATGACGCTAACGACCACACGAGCGAATGGTGGCCCGACCAGCCTGACACTAGTGAGGGTCTGAACTGGGATATACGCTATTTGAATTTTTCATCCGACGGTGGTATTTCGCATCTGTTCCCTGATAACTTAGGGGTGAACCGTACGACTGATGTGTGGTATTTACTGGACACTGTGTCAGCTGACCATGCTGACGCAACGCATGATGGGGGCATCGGGTTCAATCGTACAAACGGTACAGCGAAGAATCCTAACACTGGCACGAACACGCTGACAGTAGATGTTGAGATACGAGCAACGGGCAGCGGAGTGGCTGTGGCCTCCCACAGCTATGATTTGGACTGTATCGGCACATGATCACTCTACCCCCATACATCCCCGAGTGGCAAGCCTACCGTGAGGTCCCCGAGAAGCACAGGTGGATCTTTAACAAGATTGAGCTAGAAGAGGCGCTCCCGGTGGGGCTGAAGTTCCCTGTGGGGGACTACTGTGTGAGGCCAGCCATAAACATCAGCGGCAGCGCGTCTGGGGGCTTCCGTCGTGTTGTCCTTACGAAACCTGATTTTATCAGGGAGCCTTACGGCCACTGTGTCACACCATGGACTAATGACTATCGCGAATGGCACGCCTTCGTAGACGATGAGTGCTGGTACTCACAGAAGACTGTAGATTTAACCAACGAGGTTGAGACTATGGTGGAGTGCGAACCCTGCATGGTTCTACCTGAGAGCCTCCGTGGTATATCACGGTACTTACTCGTAGAGCGGCTGGGGGATCGGATCATAGATGTGGGGCCGCGCCATGACCTATACGAAATGCGACAAGAGGTTATTGCTGATTACTGGCAGTTTGACCCAGACTACCAGCCACCGTCATATGGGGACTGGGGCTTCCGCCCTAAGTTCCGCCATTTCTACCGTGACGGGGCATACTACTTAGAGGAAATACCAAATGATTGACCTACCGGCAGACATAGAAGATCGGGCAGCGTACCCTCTGGTTGAGCAGCGGGATAAGTGGATATTCAACAAGCTAACTCTCGCTGAAAGGCTAGGCTACCTCTGTGGCCCATGTGGGACTGACGCTCCTGCGGGAGCGTACTGCATACGACCTATCATGAACTGTGCAGGGAACGGAATTGGTGGAGTGCTCAAGGCTAGGTCAGACGGCACACCGGAGAGCCTCCCCTACCTCCC